TCAAGAACTATTTTCAGCAACCCTACAAATATTTCTTGACTTGGCTCCGAAAAAAGTTTATAATATACTTATAAATTCAAAAAAGGAAAACCGAATGATAATACAAGGAAGCATGAGATACACGACCAGCGGTCGTAAGAGAAAGACAAATGTTTGGCGCAAGGTAAAGCCGCAAGCATTTGTAGCACAGTCGGTTAAAAAGCAAGTAGTAAAACTAGATGAATTACCTAGTAGTAAAACTACGAGTTATAAACCTATGAAAGATACCAGTTATAAACTGGAAGAAAGTAAAAAATTCACAGTAGCACCTGCATATAACAAGGGCGCATACCAAGTAATACCTAGAGGAGATGTAGAATGGATTGGCAAGTAGTAGACATATATTATTTAGTATTCTTAGGCTTTGCTATCCATATGGCATGGATATTTGGAAAACGAGAAGGAATATCTAGAACGCTTGATTTCATGAGAGAGCGTGGTGATATCGACTTTGAGGACTGAAAAATAATTCTTGACAAAGTGGTGTAATTTTGCTATAATAATATAGTGAAATTTGAAAAATTTTACAAAGAATTAAGCGCAGTTGTGGGTACTGCCGTAACAAAAACCTACATATGTCTGGCACGAGTAGGAAACACAGATTTCCGAGGGCGAGGTTAGGAGTTCTCTTTCCACCGAGAGACGGGTTTGTTAGACATAAAATTATAATAACCGAAGTATCGCAAGAACTTCACAGCGCGGACCGAAAGGACGCAAATAGGAGAAAACCAATGACTGGATTAACAGCATTAAACTTTAATGATTTCGACAAATTATTTGTCGGATTTGATCGCTTACACAATGAGCTAACAAGACGGAATGAAACTTCCCCTCTTACTAACTACCCTAGATACAACCTAGTGGCTATCGGAGAAGATGCTTATCGCATCGAGATGGCGCTACCTGGCTGGAAAAAGGACAACATTGAAATTAAGCAACACAAGAATAAACTTACTATCGAAAGTAATGAGAAACAAGAGTTAGATTCTGACGAGGAACGCTACATCCATAAAGGATTAAGTGGTAAAACCTTTAGTCGAATCTTTACGCTAGGCGATTGGGTAGAAGTAGCCGACGCAGGTTTTAAAAATGGTTTATTAGTAATTAATCTACAGGTGAATACACCTGACGCAGAGAAGCCTAAGACGATTAATATAGGCTAGGAGAACGAAATGCAACAAGCAAAACGATTCTTGAATCGTTATGCCAGTGTGCAAGCGTTTCAAGACATTAAAGCAAAATACTGTCCTGACGGACACACTTGTGAGGTACTAATTATGTTAGGATTTATGATAGGATATATGTGGATCGCCATGTTACCACTATTATGAGAATAACAGATTTAGCCTTAGACAAGTTAAAACAACGAATTGCCTCAAGCAGCAATGCTTGGGGTATTCGCCTTTCAATCAAAGGAGGCGGATGTGGAGGATATACATATGAGTTAACTTATGCCGAGAATCATGATTTAACTGATGTGGTATACCACAACATAATAGCCGTAGACGCACTAAGTAATAGTTATCTACAAGATGCCACACTAGAGTGGGAAGTACATGGAGTACAAGAAGAATTTGTAATTCAGAACGAGAAATTAGAAAGTGGACGCTGTGGCTGTGGCGAAAGTTTTTACACGGACAAAATATGAAAACAGGAACAAAAGGAATAGAATTAATAAAACACTTTGAAGGATGTGAACTAGAGGCATATCATTGTGCAGCTGGTGTACCAACAATAGGGTACGGACATATCAAAGGTGTACAAATGGGTGATACAATTACCCAAGAACAAGCAGAAGAAATGCTAGTAGAAGAACTAAACGAGTACGAAGGTTATATCAATAACATGGTTACTGTTGAGTTAAATCAAAATCAATATGATGCTATGGTATCATGGGTTTATAACTTAGGAGGCGGTAACTTGAAAGCAAGTACACTTCTTAGAGTATTAAATCAAGGAGAATTTGATGGAGTACCAGCACAGATTATGCGTTGGAACAAAGCAGGTGGTAAAGTCTTAGAAGGACTTACTAGACGACGACAAGCAGAGGCTGACTTATTCAGTGGAAATTAACTTTGAAGGCAAGTCCTATCAGATAGGGCAAGATATGTGGGATGCAATGTGCTCTCACGCTGCCGAAAGAGAGATTACCATTGATGAGTATATAGCTGAAGCATTTACATTATTAAAGGAAAAGAAATTAATAAAGGAATCAAATTTAGAGAAGGACATTATCGTCCCCTCACAGACGGATTAACTATAAAGCCTAGCGAAATCAATGGGTTAGGCTTACACACCCTCGAACCTCTAAAGGCGGGCATATATTTAGGAGAAACACATATTTGGGAAGCCAATAGGTGGAACTGGATACGCACCCCCTTAGGAGGATTTATTAATCATAGTTCAAATCCTAACTGTTTTATACATACTAATATACACTATCATGATGGACAACAAAGAGAACTGTATACTACAAGACCTATAAAAACAGGAGAAGAACTTACAGTCTACTACACAGTAGGATATGAAGATATATTATGACCTTAAAAAAGCAGTTCACCAATGATACATTGGAGGAAGAACTAAGAGAGATTTGTTGTGAACAACAAAAACAAATTAATCAACTTAACCAGAGCATTAAACAGCTAAAGAAAATGATAGCAGAAGAATCAGAAGCCAAGTATAGAGCTTATGTTAAATTTGCAGACTTACAAAAACAACAACATGATAACAAAACAAGTACATAGAATTGAGTTAATAGTAGAACTCGACAACGAAGATGTAGGGGAGTGGGTAGATGATATTTATGACTATAATGATAAAGTCATGTTTAAAAACAGCCCTAGTAGGATAATATCCTCTGATACATGCCCCTTAGATATAGATTCAATAGAGAATAAATGGATAAAAGATATTCTCAATGAGTCCTAGACTTAATAATCTAAAAATAGCTATAAAAGTACTCGAAACGAACCAAAAGGCGACTAAGAGTCCTTCACTATGGCAAAGCTACGAAGAGGAGTTAATACCCCTTCGTGAAAGACTGGAGGAAATGGAGCGTGGCACAACCTAGCGAACAATTTCAAGGCGACATGAGCCGAAACGAGGTTGAAATAGACCTGAATAAATTCATGGCAATGGTTTCTGAAATAGGGGAACTCAAACAAACAATAATGGAAATGGAGAACGAAAGAGAGCCAGACAATCCATGGCAGAAAGCTATATGGTTTTCTCAAATGATAGATTCTTGGCGTATTTTTCCTAGAGCCTTCCTAAGTGTATATATGTATTTACTATACTACTGTACATTTTGGTTTATGGAACTAGATGTACCCACATTAGAACAATCAGGGTTGATTTCTATTGTAGTCGGAGCAGGCGCAGCTTGGTTTGGACTATACGCAGGAACAGCGAAAGACAAAATTAATAGTAAATAAAGGGAAAAAGAGAATGAATGTAATAGTATATAGTAAAGATAACTGTATTTTTTGTGAAAAAGCAGTATCACTAGCAACAATGAAAGGACTAGATATAACAGTTAAAAAGTTAGGTGTAGACTTTGGTATGGAAGACCTCATGGGGCAATTTCCTAATGCTAGAACATTCCCTCAGATAGTCGTTGACGACAAAAGTATTGGCGGATACACAGAGTTTGCCGAACTAGTTAATGATTGAAATATTTAATAATGTCTTAACAGAGAACCACCGAGAACAAATCTATATGCACGCTGTCAATGCGGACTATAAAATAGGGTGGGGAGACACATCAACATTCGAGCATAGGCAATATCCCTGCCTACACTCCGACATAAACAGAGCAGATTGGAGAGGATTAGACTTTATGGAAGGTATACAAAATACTCCCATGAAAGACTTAGTAAAAAACTTAGCTTTTGATAAAGCAGTTATAAACTTAGCTACTCCTTCTTCAATCCAGTTCCCTCATACTCATGGGGATTCTACAGTCATAACATATTATATAAACCCAGAGTGGAAAAAAGAATATTATGGCGAAACTATCTTTTACAACGATTCAATGACGCATTGTGTAGGCACAGCTTTGTATGAACCAAACTCAGCAGTAGTATTTGATGGGCATATTCCCCATTCGATTAGACCTGCTTCACACATAGCTCCAAGTTATAGGTTCAGTCTTTCGGTATTCTTCCGAAAAAGGAACTTCTTAGAAGAAGCAAAAAATAGTACTTGACATAGCCCTCAAATTTTAGTATAATACATTATGAATTTATTTTATTTAGACAAAAATTTAGATAGATGTGCAGAGTACCATGTGGACAAACACATTGTAAAGATGCCACTAGAAGTTGCACAAATCCTATGCACAAGTATATGGATTGACCAATTCTTAGGGTTTGTTCCCAGAGCGTTGAACAAAGAAGAAAGAGATGTACTTAACGAAGAAAAAGCAAAGATAAAACATCTAACGCCAGAAGAACGACCTATCACACCATATCTACCAATGATGTACAATCACCCATGTACTATATGGGCGCGTTCATCACTAGACAATCACGAGTGGACACATTGCTATGGCAATGCATTGAATGATGAGTATAGATACAGATATGGTAAAGAACACAAATCTATCGATCAAGTAGTAAATAAATTACCTGAGCCAGTTAATATGCAGAGAGTAGGCTTTACAGAGTTTGGTTTGGCAATGCCAGACGAACTAAAAGATTATGATAATCCTATACAATCGTACAGAGATTACTACCATCTTGATAAAGCAACTTTTGCTAGCTGGAAATATAGAGATAAACCACATTGGTGGAACGAGGACTATGCGGACTATGAGAGTCGTATTACAAGATAAACCCTATATATCAGTATATTTTCCTAGCAATATGACGCAGGAGAGTATAGACACTTGGTTAGCCAAGTGGTATTCATCACGAAATTTAACACATTAACAGGATAGAAATGTACGACAGACAACCAAAAGAAACAAATTTTAATGATTACGCAAAATTCGTAGTCAGCACTACATCAGCAGAAAGCCTAAGTACGCTTAAAATGGCTGAAAGACTAGTAAAACTAGGAGTAGAATCAGAGACTGAGTGGTCTCAACTGCTTACAGCATCCATAGGTATGCAAGCCGAATCAGGAGAGTTCTCCGAAATAATCAAAAAGATTATATTTCAAGGCAAACCTTATAATGATGCAGAACGATTTCACCTCAAAAGAGAGCTTGGCGATGTACTATGGTACTGGATTCAAGGTTGCACAGCACTAGGGTACACTCCACAAGAAGTAATGGATGAAAATATTAGGAAACTCGAGAGTAGATACCCTAACGGCTTCGAAGCAATTCGTAGCGAAGTAAGACAAGAAGGAGACATATAATGATGAGAATATTAAATACCCTTTTACATGACTATATGCATGAAGGCAGAAAGTGTCAAGTATGGTTAGATGAAGATGGTGTATTCGTTACAAGACACTTTGAAGGCAAAATGTGGGTTAAAGACATAACTCACTATGGACACAACGAACGCTGGGCAGAAGATGCCGCAGACAACTGGGTAATGAGGGTAAACTCATGATAGATGTATTTATGACAATATTTTTAATACCTTTTTTTGCATTTAAGTATACATTCCCTATAGTATGTTGGTTTTATGCAATAAACTTTTTAGTAACATCAGACACATGGTTTGAAATGTCAAGGAAGATAAAAGACAAATGGCAATAAAACACAAATTCAATGAGGATGTAATCCTTACTAGACTTAAACACTACATAGACAGTACTTATGCTGAACACTATGGACAAGGAAAAATTCAGACAACTGAAGTTACTTTCGACTCTGGACATGGAGAAGGTTTCTGTATTGGAAATATACTTAAATATGCACAGAGATTCGGAAAGAAAGAAGGTAAAAATGAAAAAGACTTATACAAAGTTATACATTACGCAATAATATTACTTGGACAAATGGCAGACAACGATATTCGTATAAGAAAACAAGATGCTAAAGAGTTTGAAGATCATATGCAGGAAGGTGCAGAATAGTGGCAATCAGAAAGAAAAAACAAGAAAAGCTAGACTATGATAATATACAGCGAGTATCTGATGCTCTGTCTGCTATACCACCTGTAACTAAGAAAGAAGCCTGTGAAATGCTCAACATATCATACAATACTACTAGACTAAATAGAATTCTGGAAGATTTTAATGATACTATGACTCACAGAGCTACAAGAAAAGCTCAACTAAAAGGAACAAAAGCAACTGATATGGAGATAAAGCAAGTAATAGAGTCCTATTTAAATGAACAACCTGTATCAGAAATTGCACAGGGTATGTATCGTAGTTCTACTTTTGTTAAAAACATAATTAA